GACTGCGCCATCGTTATAGGTTCGGATGTGGAGATCCGGCGTGTTGCCATTGGCCGGATGCGCATTTTGATAGATAGCCGGAATCACAAAGCCGTTGCCAATCTCTCCAGATGGTGAAATCACCGCAACCTGCTCGCCGATTTCCGGCGCATCCCATGTGATATCGCCGCCCGCACGCTGGGTCATCCAGGGCAGCCAGCCGGATACCAGATCGCCAATAGCAATCTTCAGCCGCCCGGTGGCGTAATTAGCATCATGCACCGTGCCCAGCAGTGCAATATTATGCATCTGCCGCTCGATGCGCTCAATGCGCTGGAGTAGTTCGATCATCATAATTGAGTGTAGTCCGGTTCATGGCCGAGGCCGATATCGGGAGAGAAGCCAATGCGGAGGTCGGTGACGGGTGGCGTTGTATCAACCTCAAGTGTGCGCACAGACATATTCAGTGTCAGTGTGTGCTTCGGGTGAAAATATTCGCCATCTGAGTTGAGTGTATCCACCGAAGCCATCAGATTGGGATATGTCGCCAACGCGCTAATAATCAGGGGCGCAAATTCCGACAGGCGAAGTAGCGCGACCTCATAATCTTCAGACACCACACCAAAACCAATGCTCATGTTGTAGTCCGGGCCATAATATTTACTGCCCTGTGCAACGATCAGGATGATCGGGAATTCAGCCATATCAACCAAGTCGATATCCCTGTTGCCTATCAATATTTTAGGCGGGCGTGAAAAATTGGCGTTTGACCATGTTGCCAGATCAGCATGGTTGTTCAGAGCTGTGCGGATGGCCAGCATCACAAGATACGGATTCATCGGCTCAGGCTCCGTTGCATGGCCACGATCATTGTTTTCGGCATGCGGGCGCGGATGGCCGGGACGGCATCTTCCATAAATGGCCTCGGGCCGAATACGGCATGGGGGCCGTTGCCCTCGTGAATAGCGTGTGCATACGATGCCGTATTGACCAGCATGGCCTGACCGGCTTTCGTTGTGATGCCAGATTTGGCTCGACCGGGCAAAATGTAGTCCTCTGAGCGGCGCAGGTGACCGGTGCGAACTGGAATTGGATCGGAACCCGGCGCGGCACCGGCTTTGCCCGACAGGTTTTTCAGCACTTCGTAATGACCAAATTCTGCAAGATCAGCCAGGCCTGCATCCAGACCGCGATGCACATCAACCATCATGTGTTTGATCTTCGTTTCCGTCTGCCCTGCGTTTGAATCAATGCGGATCACAAAACACCTCCGGCCATGCTGGTGGCATTGCGAAAATGGCTGGAGTTGACTGATCCGAAAGCTGGCGCGGCGGATGTTGCTTCGCTGCGGGATGTTGCTGCAATGGCTGCCAGGGATTCTTCAGCCATGCGGGTGTAGTTGCGCTGGTTGTTGCGCAGCTCAGTAATTAAGCTGGTCATCTGATCGGACTGGCGCGATTGTGCCAGGGCTGATTCGAGTTTGTTAATGCGGCGCGCAGCCAGAATCGCGCAAGATAGATAACGCTCGGCAAGCTGAACATGCAAAGCCTCGGGTGTGCCGATGACTGCATTCAGGGCGGATGCGCTCACCCGGCTCTGCACCAGGATGAACTGCTCAGCCAGCAAGGCTGTGGCATATGCCGCCCATGAGGATGCATCATGCCCGAATTGCTCCGGCGTGAATCCCTCATCGAGTAGCTGCTGCGGTGTGTTTTTAGAGGCCATAATCTTAAACCTTGAACCGCAAAGTACGCAAAGTTTCGCAAAGGGAGTCAAAGTCATATTTAGTAATATTCATTCTTTTTTCTCCTTTTGTTTTTACTCTGCGAAACTCTGCGTACTCTGCGGTGAGTTTTTTTACGCGGGGTTTAATTCAGACCATAGGGTGTCGCGGGTTTTGGCAGAGATTTCTAGCCCTGCATTGGCCAGCGCCTTTATATCCGGCAAACCGGACTTGGTTAGATAATCGGCGTCGCCCTCTTCCAGTGTGGCGATGGTGGCTGCGAATTCTTCCAGGGTAACATCTGGAGGCGCGGACTTTTCTTCTTCGGTGTATTTTGCGTGACCGCCATCGACTGCCCAGGCAGCGGTTTCGGCGTCGCATTCGCAGGTGCTGCCGGCGGCGATATTTTCAACGCCGTTGGAGGTGTTGATGCCCTGGAGGAAGGATGTTGCGATGATTTTTCTTGATTTTGGCATTGCGTGTTCTCCTGTGTTTATGGTTCCCGGTTAAGGGCGGGCACGGGGGCCCGCCCCTACGGCGGCGGCGGGGGTGGAATCAGCCTACGGTTGCGCAGAAGGAGGCATCGACATAATACGGCACCAGTAATGGGGCGGATTGGCCCATCAGGTAGCGCACGGATGGATCTTCTTCTGTCCAGGATTTCAGGAACATCTCGCGGGCAGCCAGTCCACTGGACTGAACGCCGGAGGCAGAGCCTTCGATGGCCTTGATATCCTTGATGGCTCCAAAATGACGCACACCTTCAATGGCAGATGATGCGCCAATGACCGTGTTGGCGGGGACATACGGGGTGGCTGCGCCGGTGATTGGATCATCATATTTTCCGGTGTAAACCCATATTTCAACACCATCAGCACTGCCTTTGTGGACAAGACCCAGCGCGGGGACAGACAGCAACTTGGCAGAGCTGCCGGAACCTTCGCGGCGATTATCCAGGGCGGCGATGAATGTGGGATCGTTGCGCAGGGTTTTATAGGCCAGCGCATCCATGGTGATATCCGTGATGGCCTTGCCTGAATTATCCAGCACTGTTTCCATCCACGCTTCCAGATCAGCCCATGGTGAAACGCCTGCATCCGCCCATTTTGAGCCGGGAGCCAATACGATGGTGTGATTGACGTTGCGCAGAAAATCCACCGTCATGGCTTCAAATCCTGTGCCGCTGATAACCAGCTTGCCTGTGCGCAGCACTTCGGAGGCCATTGTTTCAAGGCGACGGATCAGCCGGTTTTTCTTCTCGGCTACTTCATTGGCCACGGCCAGTGATAAACGCTGGGCCGGGGTCATCATGCCTGTCAGGGCTTCGCCAGCGCGGCGCTTAAAGGATTCTGTCGGTTCAAAAACAGACTTGTCCTTGATATAGGCCGGCTGAAATGAATCAGTCGTGAAGCCACGGCGGGAGACAATCTTGCCTTTAACCGTTGGTGCCACAAACGGTGACAGCCGACGATCACGGCCTTTGGTGTCGAAGAAAATCTTCTCGGTGTTCGAGACTTCGACTTCGGGGAAAAAGCGATCAAGCAGCGGGGATATTGCATCCTCCGTTTTATCAATCACGCGGTTGAGATATGCGGTTCCAAATACATCTAACATTAGTCAGCTCCTTATGCCAAAACTTGTTTGAGGTGAATGCCGACTGCGCGCAAATCTTCGCGCACGGTGGCTGCGGTGTGTCCGGTGCCAAAGCTGAGTTTGGCCTCATCAAATTCGCCGGCATCATAGATGGGCGCATTGACGTTGCCGCCGGTTGAATCGGCTGCTTCGACCAGAATAGCGCGGGCGACTTGTGAACCATCGACGGCGGCGGCCAGCGACAGCTGATATAAGCCGGTTGCTGTGATCATGCCGAGCACTGCGCCTGCGGTGAGGGCGGCGGCACCGGTGAGGGTGATGTCGCGGGTGACAATATCGCCGGAGCCTGCGATCAGGCCGTTCGGATCATATGCTCCTTCTGCGGTTACGTTTGGGTTCATAATATCAGCTCCTTATGCTTCACGCGCGTGGCGTGCTTTTTGTAGGTTGATGACGCGATCCACTTCAGCATCCAGTTCGGAGGCATCACCATGATCATCGGTGGCATCACTATTCATCTGGCTTTTGGACATGCCTTTGGTGGCTGTAGCCATGTTGGATGTTTCTGATTCCAACTGCTCAACAGTCATGGATGCCAGCACTGCTTTGGCCTGATCAACGGCTTCCGGCTCATCACCGCACAGATTGAGCAGACGGCGACCGGTGATGATCTTGTCAACCAACGCTGTGGTGTAGCGCGCGGATGCTTCCAGCGCGGACTTGACCTGCGCCGGGGATTGATCGCCGGTGACGGCAACGAGTGCATCGTGTTTAGATTTAAGTGCAGATAATGCCGTGACGGCATCATTGCGCTCTGTGGTGAGTGTGCCCACCGAGCTTTGCAAACCTTCAACATCGGTTCCGGCTTCCTTGAGCTGGGCGATGAGTTCTTTTTTGTTCATATTATCTCCTTTTGTGCCCTGATCTCGCTGGCCGGAGCCAACGGAGTTTTCTAATCCGTACAGACACACGAGATCGTGCGTTGCGGTGGATAAATTCTGTTGTTGCGTGGTGTTTGCTTGCGGCGTGCCCTGCCTGTTGGCCGTTTCGGTCAGGCCATCGGGAGGCGTGCCCATGGAGATTAAATCCTCGACACGGTCGGCAAAGCCCAAACGCACCACCTCTTCGGCGTTCATCCAGTTATCTTTGCCTGAGAGCATCATGGCGCGGATATCGGCCTCGGGCATATCGGTGCGATAGGCATAGGTGGCGATAATGGCTTCGCGGGCGGCCTTGATCGATTCAATGGCGTCGGCAAAATCGGATTCATTGCCAACGGCCATGCCCTGGACATCATGGATCATCATGCGCCCGTTGGCGGCGATTAAGCGTTCATCACCCGCCTGCGCAATAAAGGATGCCGCGCTGGCGGCTTCGGAATCAATCTCGGTGACAATCCGGGCATCGTGTTTGCGTAGTGCGTTATGGATGGCGATGGCCTCGCCGACAAAACCGCCTGGCGAATGAATGCGCACGCGGATGGTGGTGGCATCAATGCGCGCCAAGGCCCGCACGAAATCCATGGCCCAGATGCCCCAGCCGCCGATTTCATCATAAATAAATATCTCGGCAGTGTCTGGCGCGGCATTGCTAATCTGGCAATAGCTCTGCAAGGCACCGAAGGCTG